GCGCCATCACAAAGGCACCGACGGAAAAGATGATGCTTGCCTTTGGGGCTGTAGCAATGTCAGCGAATGCACCACCAGTTGACCGTTGGATAATATCGGAACGATTGGCTGCCAAGGTCGCATCTCCAAACTGCGTTATCGCCCAGTTAGATTCCCCGCCACCTGTATAGTCTCCAACGCGCGTGCGGTCAGTCCATGTTCCGCTGCTAAGTTCGTAAAGCTTTGTCGCCGTTCCAGCAATCAGGCGACGCGTCCCATCCAGCTTTGTGACAACCGATGCCCCCTGGCAGGCCGCAGCCAAGGCAGGAACGCCGGACGGCGTAACGGCAGATGGTGCTCCGGTCATGCCAACAATATTCGGGATAAGATTCTCGCAGTCAGTCAGGATTCCCGGTGTTGTCTTGTCGGCGTCTGGCGCGAATCCGGCAATCTTTATCATCTCGACCTCGCAACTAGAGGCCCAGAATATCGTTTATCGTTCCCTTGCAGTTCGTTGACCGCTACTGCGAACCGAGATTCCCACAAAGCAGTATCACTGCCTGAATAAACGGCAGCCTCGATAAGCGATCCAAAAAGGTAGATGCTGTCGGCAGAATCTGATAGCCAGTTGTTTGTTGCTGTCGCCAGTGCAGGGATTTTCTGATACAGCACACCTGTAACGCTACCGCCACCATTAAGCCGCAATGAGGTTCCTTGCCATGCGTAATGCGTTGCCAATGCGTTCGTTGGCATTGCAAGCACAGCCTCAAGTGACTGAATTTTTAGTGGCTGTCCTTCGTATCCATCCAGCCACAGCGTTTTCACGTCAAGCGTTGTTGATGGAAGCGAAACCAGATTATCTACAATCGCAGTTGGAGTCAGCATGACTTCCATGCTGCGCACTCGCAAATGTCGGTTAATCCGTTCTTCTGCCAATAGGATAAAGTCAGGAATTACCGCTGCAAGATCGTCACGGTTAAGCCATGAAGCTATTTTCGTTTGTAGTTGGGTATAGTTCATTTGAGCAGTTGGTAAAAAGTCATTTTAGCAGTTTGCTAAACGTCACCAAAGCAGGATTTTTCTTCAGAAAAGTTATTGTTCGCTTCTTGTCCAAAGATCCATCCTGTCGCATCATCTTACCAAGTTCTGCCATCGGAATGAACCCAACGTGGCGCATCTCTCCCCATCGTTGCCCCTCAGTTGCTTGCCGTGCATCTGCTGCGGCCTCAATGAATGGCTGCGCGTCGTATTTCTTCTCGATAACAGTCCTGCCATCAAGCTCATGTACACGAGAGCTTATTCCAGTTACCGGGTCATAATCTGTGAATACAACTGTCATAATAGAACCTCTTAGCCTACATGGATTTATCCCCGGAGTTTCCTCCAGGGATTCCTTATATTACTGATACAGATTACGGAGTAAGGTTCTTGATAGCCGCTTGGGCAGTTTCGGATGTAACCACCAGGCAAGCCTCAGCAGAGACAAGCTCTTTCTCAGTATGTCCAGTTTTCGCCAAAGGCTCGGACTTGAAGCCCCCGAGATAAGCGATACCCAGATATTCAGGATTAAGGATAAAAACCGTGTTCGCGTTTGCCGTGGCCTGAACGTAGTTGGGAACAGCGGTCAGTTCACCAAAGTCGCTCATATACACGTCAGCACCGCCAACGATCACGCCCTGCTTACCCTTTGCCACTTGGTGGCGGTTGGCTGCAATTCCGGCAAAAGCACTGAATGTACCCTTGTGCGAAGGCGTCAGACTGATTAGCGAAGGGAATTCACCCGAAGTCGTATAGGTTGCCTGCGACACGGTTTTCAGCAATGTCTCAGTAAACGCCCGATTAGTACCAGCAATTTGCGCGGTATCAGCCAGGCTGGTCGCATGAGCCGGAGTTGCACCAGCACCACCATGCGAAATGTTGGTATAGATCATCGCACCTAGGCCAGAAGACTTGCGAGCAACAGCGGAGCTACCAATCACAGCGACGTTATCCGACAGAACCATCGCTTCGATGTCGCGCTTTAGCTCAACCATCTTTTTCGATATTTGATACTTCATCTCTGAACCGCGACCTGCCGACTTGGTTTTCTCCTGCGTCGCGGAAACTACAGCAACCTTGTCGAACAGTTGCACGGTGTTTGCTACGCGGGCAGTTGCGGCAAGTGGCGTACCAGTGCGATCATCGCCTTCGATAACGGCGTTGTCCTTGTTCGGCGTGGCCAGAGAATCACGCTGCCACTCATGGCGGCGCTGCGTGGCGGTAAAGCGGCGAATGGACGAGACAACCGGCGTCTTTTCCGGTGAAACCATGTAAATCTTGTCCTGCAAATCTTCCCGGTTGCCTACTGCGTCGTAGCTGTCAAATGTTTCTGTTGGCTGTGCCATGAGGTATTACTCCTAAAGTAAAGCGGCCAAATCCTCGACGCGACCTGATTTTTTGAGGCGGTCGAAAGCGGCCTGATTCGATTGTTTTGACCTGGCGACCTGCGGCGTAATTGCCTTTGGCGCTTCAGTCACCTTTTTCATTGCTGCTGGCTTTTCGGCCTGCAACGAACGCCATTTCATCGCATCGTGCAGGATATGCACATAGCGCGAATCCACAACGGAGTTCAATTCATTATCAGTTAGCCCGTATTCCTTGCCAACAGATTTGATTTTTTCAGCAACCTTCATATCAAAGTTCGGAAGTCTGGCTTTCAGCTTTGTCTGTTCCTCGGCAATAAATTTCTGCCGGGTTTGCTCTGACAGATTTTGCGCTTGGGATTGAGCCTGCTGTAATTCGCCATACTTCTGCTGTGCTTCGCGCTGGAGCTGCTGATAGGCCAGATTGAGTTTTGTGGCTTGCACCGGATCGGCATCAACAAGATTCTGCCAGTCGATTTGTTCGTACTGGGATAACTTGTTCTGAATGTCGCGTAACTCAACTGCCTTGTCGAATGTCGCTGACATCAACGATTCACGCTGATTGAGCAACTCAACACGCTCCTCAACTGATTTGCGTTGCTCAGCGACTTCCTGCGTTTTTTGTGTGTAGTCAGCATTCTTCATCAAAGCGCCCTTCAACTCCTTGGGTACTTTGTATGTCTTGCCTTCATACTCGACTTCTTCGTCATCTTCCGGCTGCGTTTCGGCGTCATCCTCGCGGACTTCCTCGTCGCTTCCTTCGTCTGGTGATTCGTCGGTCGTATCCAGCAAATTGGCTACATCATCAATCGACACTTCCGATTCTGGATTGGTGTCTTCCGCTTCGCTCATTTAAATGCTCCTTTGGTTAGGCCATCTTCAGGAAAGACCGCAACTTGCTTTCTTTCTCAAATCTGGCGAACTGGTCTGTGGCAAGTTTGCCACCTTCTACATAGCCTGTCAATATGTTTCTGAACTTTTCGATAGTTTTTGCTAATTGCCAAAGCGCCTCTTTTCCTTCTTTATCTCGCGCAGGGCAGGCAAGCCACTGGTCATTGATTTCCTTTTCGATGGCAGTCAGCGCCTCTTTAAGTAACTCGTTTTCCAGTAATTCTTCTGCTTTCCGGCCTTTATCTATATCTGCCTGTGTTTTTTCGTAGTCCATGCCTATGCTCCCATAAGTAAAACTATCAATGCTTCTTCATCATCCCGAATGCGCTTGATACGTTCAATTTCCTGTTTTGCTAGAATTCCGGCCTGCTCTGCTGCAATTCTGTTCTGCTCCTGCAATTTGCTCTGCGTCAGTATTGCCCTGAACATTGGCGACCAATCGAATCCAGGCATTTCACGCAGTAATGGCGCTACTTCTGCGTATGCTGCCTTTCGATATACTTCTTTCGATACGGATGGTTTGATAGAGTTTGCAACACGCTCTATTGTTCTGACAACCTCGACAATCTTTTCTTCTGCTTCCTTGTCATCCAACTTCCGTGGTTTGCGCTTCCACCATAGGCGGGGTGCCGTATCGGTAATGATGAAACCGTGGCCATTAACTACAGTGCCGTCAGTCGCACTTACTGTTCCTACGCTGCCAATGCCGCTAACGCCTGTAATTACCGCATCCCCGTTTGCTGCCGCGCCAGATGCACTTACAGTTCCAGCACTGCCAGTCCCCGTTGCTGAAGAGACTGTTACATTAGCTGTGCCTGTTTGAGCTGTCGTTCCAACACTACCTGCACCACTAACGCCTGTAATAGCGGCAGTGATAGCCACCGATGCGACTACGCTACCAGCATTACCTGCGCCTGAAATACCCGCAATGGGAACTGCCGCATTCCCCGCTGCTGCGAGAGTGCCAACCTGTCCTGTACCTGCAATTCCTGTGATCGTGACGTTACCGTTGGGAGAACCGCTGCCAGTTGCACTTACAGTTCCAGCGAGGCCAATACCGACTGCTGAAGATACTGTTGCATTCGCTGCGCCTGTCTGCGTTGTAGTCCCAACACTGCCAGTACCGATAGCACCCGTAATAGTAGTGGTTACAGTCACCGATGGAGTTACAGAACCAACACTACCAGTGGCCGCAATGCCAGTAATGGAAACTGCTCCATTACCCGATGCTGCAAGCGTGCCGACTTGCCCTGTCCCTGCAATGCCTGTGATCGCAACGTTGCCGTCTGGAGCACCAATGCCCGATGCACTTACAGTACCAACTTGCCCAGTTCCTGCTACGGTTGAAACAGCAACATTGGCTGCACCTGTTTGCGTTGTATTCCCGACTTGTCCAGCGCCATTAACGCCTGTGATAGCAGTAGCTGCACTAACTGATGCGACGACGTTGCCAAAACTACCCGCTCCCGATGCACCAGGTAGACTTACCGAGGCGTTACCTGATGTGGATACTGTTCCAACTTGCGCTGAACCAGATACCCCGGTAATGGTTGCTGTTGCGTCACCACCCCCCGCCGCCGCTACCCATATCCTGCGCGACTGGGATTTGAAAATCTGCCACGGGTTGTCAGATAGGGATTTTATTTCTGATGGGGACAGTGCACGATTCCACGCAAGAGAAAGTAAAGTAATTTGACCAGATGGAGAAAATCCATCTGTTCCGCGATCTATCCCGCCTAAACATACCCTATTAAATGATGTTGCCGAG